CATTGTTTGTGGATACATTTCTGTTTTCTTAGAAACAGACAACTCACCGATACCAGTACCATAAATCTCAGCCATTAACTCAACTTGAGTAATAGCCTTCTTGATATTCTCTTTTTCTAGGTCTTCTTTGAGTTGGCGTTTAATTGCTTCCACATCGAAAGGTTGTTGGTCCACAAGGTCATCAGCGATGTCAAACCATTCTCCATTTCCGAATATAGCTTCGCATATTTCTGCGTGTCTTGTTTCCACAGCTTGTTGAGTCGCTGGGGAGATAATACGGCTGCGCTCAGATTCTCTAGTACGGTCTTCTGCAGCCCACTTGCCTCTAAATATTCTTTCATATTCTTTCCACTCTTCTAAATAATTGGTATCACGATGATCACGCCAGCGATCACAGTGAGAGACAACGAACTCGACAATCTCTTTGTCTGATTCGGTTGGTTGGTCAAACTCGTTTTGTGAGAGTTCTTCTTTTTGAAATTCTGCCATGATTTTCCTTTAATAACCAGAAATAATATCTAAAGTTTGATAAGGCTCGTCTTCGTAATCCTGCTGATAGCTAGTCAAAGCCATCTGATCGATATACGCCAGTGCGTCCACAAGGTCATCATGGACATTAGCGGTAGGGAACTGGAGTAACTGATCTACAAACTCTTTCCAGTCTTCTTCTTCGTTTAGGGTAATCCTACCGTGTTCAAACCTACCCTGTAACGCCCAAGCTATTCGCTCGGTCTTTTTCTTGTTGCCATGCGTTAAATCCGTGATATGGAAATAGACATTGTTCTTTCGCATCAAATCGTTTAAGTAGGGATGCACTGCGTTCTTTAGCGCCCCTCGCTCGATTCCTACAGCCATCGGCTGGTATTCTTGTACAAGTCGAAGTATCTTTGCTGCTGTCTCTTTAATGTCCCAACGACCATGTACAATCTTCTCAACGAACCAATCTCCTGTGTCTTCTACTTTTACAATTGCGATAGCGGATTCGTCTAAGCGTTTCTTTGTAGCACCAGCATTCTTCGCCACCTCTTCAAATCCTGCCAAATCGATAGCGATAATGTAGTCCCCGTACTGAGGGTTTTCGCCATAACGAATCCATTCTTCCTTGAAGATTTCTTGACCGGCATTGTCAAAAGATGCTTCGTACTCTTGCTTGAACGCAAAAGACGAGAGCGTCTTCCTTGCTGCGTCCACCTCTTTCGGGTCAATCGTCTCATTATCTTTAGTGGTGAAGTGCCATGCTTTCCATTCTTCGTCTTCTTCTTCCATCCCTAGTTTATACATATCGTAAAACCAGTTACGCCCTGACGGAGTGGAGATAAACATAGCCTCTCCCTTCTTATCCGACAGAGAAGCACGAACAATCTTCTCCCAAGTCTCCTGCTTAATAAACGCACACTCGTCGAGGACTGCGTAGTACAGACTCAAACCACGAAGGGTATCGCTGTTGTCTGCGCCTCTGACATGAATCTTACGACCATTCACCAAGGTGATGTCCAGATTGTTAATGTGAGCAGACTTAATAACAGGTCTACCGATCTCTAGGAGGCTGTCCCAGATGATTTGTCTAGACTGTCCTAAGGTCGGGGACACATACAGCACTGCAGACCCTTCCGGAGCTTCTAATGCCTTTATAATGAGCATCATGGTAGCGAGTCTGCTTTTGCCACATCGCCGCCCTGCTGCTATCACTTTAAAGCGAGTCTTATCCTTAAAAACCTCTTGCTGCCAATTCAGTAGCTGGAAATTAAGACTGGTCATCTTCTTCGTCCACGATGTCTACGACACCAGCATCTACTGTGGGGTTATTCAACCCAGTAATGTTTATACTTATTTGCGGTGATTGACCGCTGTTTTTCGCCGCATCGAATACCGACACTGGTAGAATCCTATCGACACACAGCTTTAGTGCTGCCATGTTATCCTTATCGTCAGGGTTTAATGCTTTGGCGATAAGTGTTTCTATAATCTTATCTCCGGAAGTACCTAGCAATCTTGCTTTGAATTCAGCAATTCGTGCAGAGTCTCCTGCGGGTCTTCCGACCTTACCTCTGTTACCCTTCTTCTTCGCCTCGATGTCCTTCTTTAGGGGACGACCTAACTTACGACGAACAATCTTAGGACGTTCCTTCTTTTCGACAACAGAAGTTGTTACTTCTAATTCGTTTGACAAGTCTTTATCCTTTGTTGGAGACGTTGCGTACTATATAGGGTTTACGCTATCGTAGAGGTTTCTATAGGAGAAGAATATTAATCATCCTATATCGCTGACGTATCACCCTAACGATTCGTCATAGTTCTATATAGTGCGAACTATATCATACTTTTCTTCATTTGTCAAGTACTTTGTTACTTTTCTTTTACTATATCAACCCTACGGTGCGGGACTCCGTCGGCTTGATTGGTCTCCGCAACCCTCCTTTGCAGACCACTTCGTGTGCGCAGATTCCGTAAAAATATAGCCTTCATTCCGGCACTGACTGTGTCCCTTTATTGTCTACTCTGTCCCTATTTATTTCTTTGTTGTTTTTCAAGGACTTACATTGCAGTGCAATATAGTCTATTTTTACTATTTTGTATACAGTAGCGGCTCCGCCAACATCACACAACACAGTCATACCCTCCCCCCTATGTTGTTTTTATACAACACTTTATAGCCTGTGTTGTTTTTATACAACAGTAAAGCTAGGTTGACACTTCATAGCTAAAGACTATCGGGGCAGGGAAGTCAATAGCGGGAATGTATGGGTCGATGATGCACCTTTATAGTGCAACTACATAGCACCAAGATAGTGCAACCTAGTAACCTGATCTAGCACCAACATAGTGCAACCTAGACCAATAGAGTTAGACTATCAAGATTTATTGTCGATAGCAACAATCAATCAAAACCTAGGGTTTATCCTAATAGACGATACAGTGCCTTAGCCGTTAAACTGTATATACAGTAAACAACAGGAGAGCAAACAAAATGAAACAACAGACCACTAAAGCAAAGCAGGAACGCCTAGCAATATTGTCTTTTTATATCACCAAGTATTCAGACCTCTGGAACAAATCGCCACGCCTTAGCAACTGGGTTCAGGAATACAACAATCTCAAGGATTCGCTGAACTGGGAAGACTGGAAAGCATATTGCGAGAAACACCAATACGATCCATCACACAACGGATACGATTGTTTAGCATAACCTAGGGTTTATCCCTATTGTGTATCATTAGCGGTAGGGATAGACTGTAAATACTTAAACACTTGAAAGGGATTAATTATGAAACGCAAAGGACAGGGCAAAAAGGAATGGGTCATAGTGCATTTTGATGACTATGTAAACGAGTGGAAAGTATGGAGTAAGCCATTAACGAGCAAACAGGCTCAATTTATACTTGCTAGAAAGAACCCAAATTATTATCGTATCGAGGCAGTAAAATAGTAGTAAACTTAACAGGCTTTATCTTAACTTTAGACAGGAGATTTACAAATGAGAAAGATCGAAATTCAAATGCTTAACGCTATCGAGTCCAAACGCAATTGGACAACGGACAACACCTTAGTCCATATTGAGAATGGTGGCGGGAATCCTTTTGGCTTGCGTGCTGAAATATACCTACACGGGAACCATATCGCTGATTATTGGTATGATTCTAAGGAGTTAGATGTTGATGTCAAAACCTTAGCACAATGGTCAACACCTACAACTAAATCACGCCTAAGGGCTTTGGGCGCTAATGTCGCCACACGCAAGGGTGTCACCTATCTCAACAATGTTGCAATCTAATAAGGGGCTTAAAATGAATGACAATAAATACAACGGATGGACTAACTACGCCACATGGCGAGTAAACCTTGAGCTATTTGACGGCATGGATTCGGATGATTTGGGTTGTTTTACCCGATACGAAACACCCGATCAGTCAGATGTTGCGGATTATCTAAAGGATTATGTCGAAGAGATTTTATGCCAAGATTGTGATCCCTCTAGGCTTGCTCATTCCTACGCTATGGCATTTGTTAGCGAAGTTAATTGGTATGAGATAGCGCAACACTTTATGGATGAATGGCAAGAACTCATTAACGAAGAAGAAAGGGAAAGGGACAACGAAAATGCTTAAATCGTTACTGCTAACAGGCGTATGCCTTTATACTTGTTTAACTGCGGTTTATGTTATTGTTTTCTACCTATGAAAGGGGTTTAATTATGTCTAGAAATACGCTAACGCTAGTTCAGGAAGTCTATTTTGATTTATGCGACTTGTTAGACAATAACGAGCTAAACGAATCAATAGAGGGTTTATTTGAGTTCGATGATATGCGAGAGTTCATCACAGAACAACGGCGCAAACTAGCGCTAATTGAGAGGGATTTAGACTTTAATGATGATTGTCCCAAGTTTGAACCGGCTAAAGAGGAGATATAGTTATGACTAGATCAGAAATGCAGTATGAAATATGGAAAGACCTTGGTTATCTTGAGGGTAAGACTGACCCACAATATCAGAAACACCTATGGAAGTTATCCGATGGAGAATTGTTTAACTTATGGATGAATATTCACAATGCTAGAGAGGCTTATAAACATGGATAAATTTGACTATTACATGGAGTTCCACCAAATGCGCTTAGAAGATCCCGATTTTGCCGAGCAATATGACGCTCACGAATTCGAGGAATGGTATTCAGACTTTTACGAAATGATTAAAGAGGAAAACGAAAGGAATATGAGTTATGAAGATTAAACTATTGATTCTATTGGGCTTTATGTCGCTAATGACTAGCGCCTATGCCTGTAAAACTGTTATAATCGACACACCGAAAGGCACTACTGTATGTTACATATGCGCCGATGGTAAACTAGTGAATTGTGCGCCATTATGAAAACACTATATTGGTGGGCTTGTTTTTACCTAGTTTTAGCCTATGTTATGTATCATCTTACAGGAGTGATGCTATGTTATGCTTGGGAATACCTCTAAAACGCTCTAAAACAGCGTATACGGGGTTTTCTCAGGGTAGTTAATGGGTAGCCCTATGCTACTATGTTTTAATCGAATAGAGGAGGTTTTAATGCACTGCACAATATGTGACAAAATGCTTAACGATTACGAATCAACTAGGAAAACCCTAGATGGTAATTATTTGGACATGTGCCAAGATTGTTACACAGGATTGGATGTATTGATTCCTACGATTGATCGTAAGGATTTGCTACACGAGGCTGATATGCCTACTATGGATCAGATATTTGATGAATACGGGGACTATACAGACTATGATGATTATAAAGACCTATGATGTTATACAACTTAGTATATGCTTATGATATATACATAGTTAAAA